GCAGCGCCGCCTCGACCGCGGCCGGGGCCTGCAGCAGCTTCGGGTACAGCTCAGCCGCAGTGGGAGTGGCGTCGGTGTAGCTGTTGGACGCGGCGACCGCGGCCAGGCCGGTGACCGACTGGTTCAGCAGGGTGCTGTCCAGGGTCGTGTGGTACGACCCGAGGAGGTCCTGCATCGTGGTGTCCTCGACACCGGCGCCTCGCTCGATCCCCTGCCGCGACAGCGTCTGCTGGCCGGCGTTGGTCTGCACCGGGATCGTGAGGAGCGTGTCGTCGATGTCCTGCTCGGACACGTTGCTGTTCTCGGTCTCCTGCAGGCCGGTGCTGGTCTGCGTGGTGACGCGGCCGATGTTGACCGTCATGCCGGTCTCGGGCAGGTCGTGCTTGCGGCAGATGTCCGCGAACGGACGACCGGCCTTGGCCTGCGGGGCGTACAGGTCGACCAGGTACTGCGGGACCACCAGGCCGGCGAACGCCGCGGTGCCCGCGGCGCGGTCGATCTGCGGGCCACGCAGCGACCGCTCCTCGTCCATGTGGCGTTCCAGCCGCATGATCGCACCGCCGTTGTTGAGGGCGCGGGCGGCGACGTCGGCGAGGAAGTTGACGCCCTTGGGGTCGGCGTCGCGGTTGTAGGTCCGCTTCTCGTTCACCTCGATGCGCTGTTCGCGCTCCTGGCCGTCGCCGGAACGCTGGCCGGTCGGGCTGATCTCGGCCTGCAGGCGGTCGATCGCCTCGTCGTTGCGCAGCTCGGCCTCGTACTCGTCGACCTTGGCGCGCAGCACCTTGATGTCGGCGTCGACCTCGCCGCGCTGCTTCAGCTGCTCGGCCTCGCGCTCGGCGTCGACGGTGTCGGCGCTGCGCAGTTCGTTGAGCGAAGTGGTCAGCGCGTTGCGCGCCTCGATCTTCGCGTTGAGCGCGCTCTTGGTGCGCTCGATCAAGTCCTTCAGGGTGGTTGACAGGATCGTCCTTTCGTGACGATGAGGGATGGTTGGGTGTCCGGGCAGCGCAGCCACCGCCGAGCCTCAGCAAGGCGGACGGAGTGAAGCCGGGGAACCGCTCAGACGAGCGGGAGAAGCTCCTCCTCGACGAAGCGCTTGCGCTGCTTGCCGGGGAATCGCTGCAGAAGCTCGCCCAGTACTGGGCGAGCCTCGTCGTCGGACGCATCCCTCAGGAGGCTCCGAAGATCCGATTCGGCCCTCAGGCCGCCGGACGTGAAGGGGTTTGCACCGAAGCCCACGATCGCCACGTCGCCGCGGTGAATGTCGTAGGACTTGATCCGGTACTCGGTGTAGTCGGGCGACCAGATGCCCTCGGTGATCCGGAACGCGAAGCTCATCTCATCGATGAGCCCGCTCCGCAGCTTCGGCGCGATCAGCTGCACGTCGAGGTCGGCCGGGTCCAGCTCGGGCGCCAGCGTCCGCAGGCCCGTGTCGTCCTCGCTCAGCAGCAGTGAGCCGTTGGTGGTGCGCGCGATCCGGTGCAGCTGCATGTGCTGCAGGACCAGGGGCACGTCGAGGTTCGGCGTCTTGAGCGAGTCCTCGCCGGCGCCGGCCGACATGATCTCGGTGTACGGGCCGTACCAGTCCCACATCTCGTAGCCGCGTTCGTAGACGGTGGCGTACCCGTCGAACTCCAACGTCGAGGAGTCCGCCTTGTCGCGCAGCGCGATGTCGGCCCGGGTCACCATGCGGTCCAGGTCGGGGCCGGGATTGGCCGCACAGCGACGCTGGCCGGGCTGGGTCTGACGCGTCACCACCGCGTCCCGGCGGGCGGCCGCAGCGTCCTCGCGCGAGAGCAGGAGAGGCTTGCTCATGCTGGTAGTCCCTTCGGGGTCGGGTTGGGGTTCTTGCTGCCGAACAGCCGATCGAACTCGGCCAGCTCCGCCTCGGTGAACGGCGCCTTGTCCTCGAGTCGACGCAGCTCGGAGGGCGTCCGCAGCCGGGAATCGATCTGCACCTTCATCAGGTCTGCGGTTGCCTGGGGGTCCATCGCCAGGAACGCGGCCCGGTTGAGCTTGACGAACCGGGGCCGCGGCAGGAACGAGGTCAGGTCGTCGTCGGTGTGCTTCAGGCTCGGACCCATCCGCACCACCATGAAGTCGAGGTTCTTGGCGGTGATGTTCTGGTACTGGATCGTGGCCGAGCCGTTCAGTGGGACGTCGATCACGTTGGCCGGCACGTTCATGAACCGGCACAGCTCGACGTCGGTCGCGCTCATCGCCTCCAGGAAGCCGGCCTCGACGGCCTTCGCCTGGATCGGTGAGAAGGTCCAGTCCTTGCCGGTCACCAGCAGATCGCCGGCCTCCTGCGACTCCTTGAACTGCGCCTTGATCGAGTCGGCCTGGCCACGCTTGAGGACCTGCGAATCGTTCTTCATGTGGCCGCCGGGGAACGCCGAGTTTCCGAACCAGTCGGCGGCGAAGCCGCGGGCCGACAGCGAGGTCTCGATGGCGAGCATCGCGTAGGCGATCGGCGAGAGCCCCACCGGGACGCCAGGCAGCAGCGCGCCGCGGGTGTGGTAGACGTTGCGCGCCTCCATCACCGTGCGACCGAACCGGTACTCGACGATCTGGTAGTTCTTCACCTTGCAGACGACGTCCTCGGCCGGCACCAGCTGGATCTGCGCCGGCAGGCCGAGCGGGTCGCGGGCGGTGATCTCGCCGAAGCAGTTGCCCCACAGCTGCAGCGACATGCGCCGGGCGTAGAGCCACTCGGCCATCGACTCGGGATGCCCCTCGGCGAAGCTCGACGGACTGGTGAACAGGGGCGGCGACTTGATCGCCACCTTCAGGTCGCCCACCATCCGGAAAACGTCCACCGGCATCAGCGACTCAATCGCGGCGTGCATGTTCGCGGCCGCCCAGATGACCGACTGCTGCATGGCGCCGCGAGACGTCACCGCCGGCTTGCCTGCCCGCTGACGGGTGACGCGACCGGGAATCAACTCGGAAGCGGCGTCCGAGCTACGACGAAGCAGGCTCATCCCCTACCGCCTTTCGTCCGGTCGACTATCAGCGAGAACAACAGCAGCCCGGCGCCGAACGTGCCGACAGCCACCGGCCAGGACCAGGCCGAGGGCACCAGCAGCGCCAATGCCCACGACGCGGCGACGATGATCGCGAGCACCGCGACCAGTTCGAGCACTTCGACCAAGCTCATCCCACCGACTCCTCTGGGTCGTAGTCCTCGCCCTGCTCCAACCGCCAGGCCACGAGGGTCGCCGCGTTCGCCGCGGTGATGTCACCGGACGAAGCCCGCGGCGACCAAACGAACGCCTTCTCGCCGACCATCCGCTTTGCCACCGCCAGGAAGCTGGCCTGCAACTCGGGATCGCCGACGTGTACCAGCTGCTCGTTGGCCACCAGGTTCTGCACGTGACCGCACGCCGCCGGGAACTGCGCCTCGGGCGTGATCACGATCGTGAGCTGACCGAGCTTCGGATCCTCCGTGAGACGCTTCAGCGCCGGCAACAGGGCCATCGCAGCCGAGCCGGCCAACAGCACCAGCACCGTCTCGTCGGTCCGCTTTCGCAGGTACTTGCGCACCCACGGCACCACCCGGTCAGTGCCCGACCAACGGGCGTAAGTGCGGGCCGTCCGGGTGGGGTCCTTCCACTTCGACGGCACCTCGAGGTGGACCAGGCCGTCGTCGTTGTAGCCGCCGGCCACCACCGCCGACCAGTCCTGGTTCGGTGAGACCTGCAGCGCCAGCGTCCGGTGCGCCTCGATCCGCGACTTCGGCCGGCGGAGCTGAGACCACGCATCCTCGGTGAAGACCGCCGCCGTCGTGTCGATGTACGCCTCGTGCCAGCCGAGACGTTCCCGGGCGAAGATCAGCGGGTTCGGNNTGCTTGCGCCGCTCCCGCTCGATCGCCGCCGAGGTCAGGCCGCGGCCGTCCGGATGGATGCGGTCCATCGCCGGGTTGTTGCGCTTCCACCGCTCCTGGTCGTCGAGCCGGCAGCCCGGCGAGCCGTAGACGTGCGTGCACTCGATGCCGAGCTGGCAGTCGCCGGCGAGGTCGTCGCGGAACTCCCGAAAGAACTCTTTCGACCCCAGATCGCCGGAATACGCCTTGGCGATGATCCCGTGCAGCACCTCGCTGTACGTCTTCGCGCCCGACGACCCGATGAGCGTCTGAGCCCACGGGAACGTCGACTTCACCGCGTCCTGCGCGCCCAGGTGCTCAGCGCGCAGCTCCAGACCCTCGTCCCAGATCGCCTTTGGTGCGGACTTGCCACGGCCCTGGCTCGTCGTGCGAGCGGTGAACTCCAGCACCCGGCCATCGACCAGGGCTATCGCGGTGTAGTTCGAGCTGGCGTAATACTGGCGCACCAGGGCATTGGCCCAAGGTCGCTTCTCCAGCAGCGAGCGCATCAGCAGGAAGGCGTCGCGCGTCGTGCCGAACTCGTGAGCCGACCACAGGATGCGCTCCTCCTCGGTGATGAACAGCCAGCCGAACGCCGTC